GATGTCGGCCGCGAGCGGAGTGCGGCCGGCAAACAGGGTGCGAACGGCTTGCTCCGCGGGCGCGGGCAGGCGGGCTTCGGCGAGTGCAACGTTCAACGTGGCGGCGGCCAAACGTTGCAGGTACGGGTCGGGAACGGGGGCGATCGGCGCGCCCACGACCGACAGGGTGGATTCTTCGGGCATGGGTAGGACCTCCTGTTTTTGGGATGCCAGAATTTGAGTAAGGCGCGCCGAGCTGCTGGCGGGCCGGAAAACGACGTCAACCGATTCGACGTCGTAGATCCGCGTGATCAGATAGTCGCCGTTGGCGTCAGGATCATCGGTCAGCACCGCCCACATGTTGGCGGACAGGCCGACGTCTGGCGGGTTGCGGCCGTGTGCGGCTTCATCGAGAAGCGGCTGCAAGGCCTGGGCCAGGGGCGTGGGGCTGAGTTCAAGTTCGGCCGTGATGACGTCGCCGGCGAGGGCAACGTTGGCGTAGGCGCCAATGATGCGCTCGACTGATGGCGTAGACCAAAAGTCGGGGTGGTCTGCAAATGCAGTGCGATTCTGGAAGAGCGCCCAGTCGCGTTGCAGCACCTCGACGGGCAGGGCGACGTGATGGCCCTTGAGTTCGCCGGCTTTGATAAGGATGCAGGCGTAGCGCCGGTTGGCGGTTGGCGCGGCAATCGTTCCGGTGCATTGAATGCGACGGGCGTTTACTGCGCGGCGCCGGGCGGCCGCAACGGCGACGGACGGCTGGTCGGTCGTTTCGACGTAACACCGACAGTTGGGGTGCAATGGCGGCCGCGGGTGTTCGGTTTTGGCGAGCCAGGTGCGGCCGTCCATGTCCGCGCAAAGCTGGCAGGGAGTGTTGACTCCGTGCGGCGGCGTTGTGCGCCAGACGTCCCAAGTTTCAGTCATGACGTGTCTCCAAGCAGATTTGTGATTTCGTCGTCGGTGAGCACCTCGCCGGCGAAGCGAAAAGCAAGCTCCAAAGTCTTGCGATTGAGCGTTTCGGTTGGCTCAATGTTGGCCGTGCGCAGTTCAGCGCGCAGGGCGGCCAGCATAGCAACGATTTCACGGCCGGCTGTGGCCAGGGCGCCGTTATCGGCGCGCGAGATCTCCGGTACGGTGACCGTGATCATGTCGGCCGTGGCCGGCCGGCGGTCGCGGTTGCCGAAGGTCAACCAGCGATTGTAGGCGACAGTGATCAAGTCTTTGAGAACGTGGCAAACGTAAAGCTGCCGGCGCCGATAGCCGCGTAGCGTTGGGTCTTCCATAGCCTGCGCGGTGGCCAGATTGGTGTTTTCACCTTCTCCCAGCATGTGGAGCGGCACGCCCGCGCCCGCGCCGATCATGTAGCGCATGGCGCGGCCGTCGACGCTAACGTCGCGCGCCTGGATGTTGGGCGTCTGCATCTCCCACGTTTCCCCGGAGTCCTTTACGATCACGGAGCCTGGCTCCGGCGCGCTGCGGTACTGGCTTTTCTTGTCCTCGACGCGGTTGGCGGGCACGGTGACGAACCACAAAAAGACCCGGGCGGCCCAGTTCAAACGGGCGCGGTCTTCGAGCCAGCCGGAGTAACGCTTGAGCCAAATGAGGATGGGCGCCAGGTCGGATTCACCGCGCACACAGCCGACCGGACGATTGATCGCGTAGTGCAGGCAGAGCATTGGGCTGAGATCGGCCGCGGGGTGAGCGGGCGACTTCCACCAGACGCCGGTCAGGTCGCCGGGCGTGGTTTCGTGGTACTCGGTCTCGGTTTCGTAGTCGCCCGGCTGCCAACGTACCTGGTCTACGTTGATCGCCGGGATGAATCGCAGATGCGCCGCGCCGTCGGCGGCAAAGTGGAGCGTGGGGAAAAGCTCGCCGGCCCGGGTCAGCTCGCTGCACATCTCTGGTAGACGCGTCGCCAGGTTGTTGGTCTGCCAGAACCGCGTGATGAAGCTGCCGAGCGGTGGGTAGGCGGTGTCGAGCGTGATGCCGTCGCCGATCACGTAGTCGGTGCACAGGTTCACGATGCGCCGCGCCAGTGGGTTGGTGCGCCAGGCGGTTAGCGCGTCGGTTTGGAGCTGGTAGAGTTCGGCCCAGTTGCGATCGAGCTCCGTGCCAAAACTGCGCCAACCTGGGGAGTCATCGACGCGCGCGGTGACGCTGGCGGGAAGATGCTGGCCGCCAACGAAACGAGCGAGACGGGCGCGCCAGTGTTCTGCCATCAGAAGGATTCCTCCATCTCTGCGAGGGGATCTACTGCTTCGATCACCGCGGATTGACCTTGACCCCAGTCACAGTTATCGAGCTGGCTGATGAGTGCAGCGGACAGCGCCCAGTCGTCGTGCACGAGTTCGCCGTCTGGCCCGCGCGTGCCGGCGGGAACTGACCATCTGAGGCTTTGATTCTCGCCGGCCGTGTACTCGACGTGCTCCAGCTCGCGCCAAAAGGCGGCCTGGCGCCTGAGGATCGCCGTAGCGTCTGTTGGCAGCGCGGGGCTCCAGTCCACGTCCGTACGGTGGGTGAGTCCGTAGGCGAGGAGGCTGCCCAGCGCGCTACGGCGTTCGAGGTAGGCGATGACGTTGGCGGGCAGGTCGGACGTGTAGGGTAGGAGTTGCTCCAACCCTAGATCGAAGCAAAGCGCGTGCAGTTCGTTGGCGTCGAAACGCGTTTGCAAGATGGCGCGCAGCGCGGCGCGTGCGGTGGGACTGGGCGGTTCGGCGGGCGTCTGACCGTGTTCGTGGTAGCGGCCCGATTCGATCACGCCGATGAAGGCCCAACCAAGATCTGATTTCGACCTGGCGGAGAAGACGAAGGGCATCACGATGCCCGGCAAGGCTTTGTCCAGAAACGAGACGAGGCCGGCGCCCACGCCGGTTGCATCGGCCACCAGGTAGCGCGGTTGCCAGATTTCGACCAGGGCTTTGATTTGCCCGTAAAGGTGCGGGTGCTTGATGCCGATCCAACCGTAGCGGCAAACCGTGCTGTAACTGGGCGCGTGGATTAACGGATCGTTGATCGTGGTCAGGTCAATTTCGAAGATCGTGAGCGCGGTCGCGTCGCGGCCCGGGTTGCTGAGCTCGCCGGCAAGCTCGGCGGTTTCGTCTTCGCCGGCAACGTCGAGGGTGAAGGTGTAGAGTTTGCCCGGTTGCGGCGTGGTACGCCAACCGTGAACGCCGCGCATCAGGGCGCAGCGAGCGTCGGGGAAGAGGCCGCCTTGGTCATCAATCTCTTCGCCGTAGTACTGCGTTTTGATGAGAGGATGATTGCGGCCGAGTTTCGCAACCTGCTCAGCAACGTGCGCGGCGTAGGCAGATACTTCGCGCGCCACGTCATCGGCGGTAACGGCAAAGACGCGCTGGCGGCCGTCACGGGCAGTGGCGGCCTGGGCCGCGCGACGTTCACGGGCCAGCAGGGTCTTCGACGTCCAGGCCGTGCCCCAGAGCACCGTCGTTGCGTTGGTTGACGCGGTCATGGGGACGAACTTCTTGTCCCACGTGTCAGGGCGAACGTCCTGAGCTTCGTCGCATTGGAGTAGAACGTTGGCGGTGTGGCCCACGGCTGAGGCGTTCGGTTCGCCGGAGAGAAAGAAGATGCTGGCGCGATCGACCGCGTAGGCGTAGCCGGCTTTTTTCCGCCAGCGGTCGCGGGTGATGAGGTTGCGGCCGAGGACGCGTTCAAGGCGCCGCATCGCGTTGAGCGATTGCGGTTTCCAGGTGGGTGAGACCTTCACAAGTTCGGCGTCCATTTGGCTGCACAGGGTCAACAAGTACGTTTCGAGTTGCGCTTGCAGCTCGTTCTTGCCGGACTGCCGCGGGAACTGCACGACAATCGTGTCGCCGCGCTTGTGGATGATCGAATCAAGGATCGCCCGTGCGGCTTGAAGTTGGTATTGGCGCAGCGTAAGACTGCTGGCATGTTGTGCGAAAAGGCCAAAGTCGCGCAAGAGCGCTTTGATGGTTTCGATGAGGTTGGCGGCCACGTGTTCAACTTTCCTGCTCCCATTCGTGGTTGATTGCCGTGATGGCCGTCGCGAGTAGGGTGTTCCACTGCGCAATTTGTTCACAGGTATCACGCGCGCTGCACGTGCGACAACGGTTTTGAAGGCGACGTAGTTTGCGCAGTTGGCCGGCAAGCGATTGTGCAATGGAAGCAGTGAGTTCAGCTTGTTCAGCAACGGGACAGGTTGTCATAGCTTGAGTTCCTTCACTACCGCGTTGATGGCGTCCGCGATGGCGCGGGTAGTGTCGGCGCCGTCGCCGCCAAGGATACGCTGCGTGCGCAGCAGTCCAGCCAGGCGGGTGGAAGCCAGGCCCAGCGCGCTAAGCGCGTCGCTGGCGGTTTTCAGGTCGGTGGCGTCATCGGCCAGGGTGAGGACGCGCCGGGTGACGACGCGCAGCATGGTGATTTCGTCCTGGAGACCTTGGGCGAGTTGGGCGTCCAGATCGGTGATTTCCCCACTGGCGAAGGCGCGGCTGTAGAAGCCGTGACGGAGGGCGTTCAGGTTGTGCGGCTGAGCGCCGCGTTTACGTTCTGGCATGACACA